CTACAATAAGGATGTCTCTACCGGCTATCCGATCAACCGCTCCGGATATATCCAGTCCTTCGATGACGCCGGTTTCCCAGTTACGCTTCTTAATACCGAAGGCATAGGGAAGTTCGATAAGCCCGGAATATCTTTTCATGGCTCCTTCGTCGGGGTAAAACATCGTGAGTGAATATTCTTCTTTAGGTATTGGACCAGAATCATAATTGATATATCTATATGAGATAGGACCGAGTTTAGTGAGAACCGTATCGATATATCTGATCGGCGAGTGTATAAATATATTATCGATCAACGCTTCAGAAACGTTCGAGTGGGGGTCTAAAACCTCAACAGAAGTAAGTTGAAGATCGTTGAGTAATTCGGAGAAATATTTGAGGGTAAATACATCTTCGGGATTTTTTACTCGATCCTGTCTGGCGTTAGGAATATATGGCATACATAGACGAATGTCTCTAACGCCATGAGTACGCAGATGTTTAACGATATACATCAAACAGAGGAATTCGCGATCGTTTTCATACGTCCATGTGATGTAATAGATACCGGAGTGTTCGTGATCAGAAATATAATCATACTTAACCAGCATTGCGCCATCTGGAAAACTGCCGATATCAATAACAGTATCGTTGATCTTAATCATAAGAATATCCTCCTTAGCGCTTAACGTTAATCTGACACATCTCCATTGTCTTCAGAGCAGCCTCATGAGTTTCAGGTGTAACGCCTGCGCAGCAATTAGCGTCTACGGAGATTTCCATCTCCTCATAGAATGCCGCTTTCAACAGAAGTGCGTTGGATACCACACAGATGTCTGTACAAAGACCTACGAGCTCAATTTCGTCGCAACCAACTTTAAACAGCAATGCGTTTTCGATTTTCTTAGGTAGGTCCTGATAACCAAAGGTTTCCTTGTTGATGATAAACGCATCCTCATAGGTGAACGGCGGCAACAGTTCTTCGGGAATCTGCCAACCATCTGTTGTGTAGATACAATGTTCAACAGGCAATTTCTTACCTTCTTTAGTGTCAAGATAACCCAAATAATGAGTGTCTCTAGTATAGATAATAGTATCGCCGTTATTAATAGCCTCTCTGATTTTCTTCCTCACATTAGGAACAATCGCCTGAGCTTCGGGGGTGCCAAGAGAACCATTAATGAAATCATTTTGCATATCAACAACTACAAGAATTTTCATAATTTTCTCTCCTTTCAAGTCGAGATGCTATTTACATCTGAGGTAGGGACTGATAACGATTGAGCAAATCCTGCATCTCAGAATCGTCCTTAGCCAACATTTGATACAGCGCGATATCCTGCAATTTCTTAGCTCGTTCCTGCATCATAGCCTTCAGTTCAGCGGCCTGCTTGCGAACTTTTACTCGTTCGTCATAGGCTTTTGTATCAACCTTCGCAACGATCTCTCTGGGTGTTTCATAGTTATTACCATCAAGGATTTCTACGACTCTTGCCAAAGCGATAGGATGATGTGCAGGTCGTACAACAACCAAATCATTGACCTTGAGAGACATATCAAAGTTGGCGTAAATATAACCGCAGGGTCTGACATCGTCAATGAATTGGATTTTTACAGCGTTAAAATAATTAGAAATATTGGACATAGTGTTTTCCTCCATATTTTCATCTATATGAATTAGATTAATCGGTTCTAAGTAGAAGTAACCGCACATACTTGCTGTATTGCGCAACCCTTCTACAGCCACCGCTATGTTGTTAACATGGTTTGTGCGAACAATGCCGATTTTGCCGACTAAATCATAGTTTTTATACTTTCTCGGACAGCTTACTATCTTAACATTCGTGCCAGCACCATATCTCGGGTCAGAAGCAGCACATAGTTGACTATATGTAGCCATGTTCATTCTCCTTTCAAGAGACTTACCGCAGATATACCGCTGCGGTGCCGGTTGGGTTCGAATTAACCCAGCTCGTCCAGTGCTGCCTGCAGCTCTTCCTCGGACATATTCTCCAGAGCAGAGTCCTGCTTCTTAGCCAGAACCTCCATGATGCGGCGGCGCTTGATAGCATTAGCGGCAGCGTTCTTACGCTCTTCTTCCTCAGCCTGCTTGATCTGGAAGATGTACTTCACGATCTCGATCTTAGCGTTCAGGTCAGCGTTGCCAACACGAGGTGCACTCAGCAGAGACTCTTCCTGAGACTTCTGAACATCCTTATTCAGTGCCTTGTACACTGCGTCCAGCTGCTCAATATCCAGATCCCACAGATCCTCTACAGAGATCATGCCCCGGAAGGGAAAACGAAACTTCAGACGAGTTGCCATTTCAAATACATTAGTGAATTCCATAATTTTTCTCCTTTCAATATATCGTGTTTACTTAACCCAGAACATCGGACGGCAGAATATATTCGCCATCGCCCATTACAGCAGGCATCTTACCGTCCCATGCATCTGCGATAGTCTTGTCAATAATCTTATCGGTAATAGATGCGTTGATGATGTTGTTCGCTGCTGCTTCTGCTTCGGCAGCAATCTTGAGAGCTTCTGCTTCAGCCTTAGCAATCTCAATTTCAGCCTGTGCAGCCTTCAACTTTGCGTTTGCGTCAGCCTCAGCCTTAGCAACCTTAGTATCGTTCTCGTAGTCAGCCTTCAGCTTAGCCTGTTCTGCGATCATCTTATCTTCAACAGCCTTCTCGAAAGCGTCGCTAAAATCAATATTAGTGATTACAACAGCTACGATATCTACAAAGTACTCCTCACCAACAGCGTTCTTAATGGCTTCTTCTACTGCCGGGGAAATAGTTGCACGATTTGCAATGATATCCATAGCCTTGTGGGAAGACAGAACAGACTTGGTCTTCTCCAGAGCGATAGACTCGATACGGTTCTCCAATACACTCAGCTTGCCGTACTGAGTAGCAATGTCGACAGCGTTCTCAGCATCGATCTGATACTGAACAGTCATCTGAATATTCATAGTCTGAGCGTCAGAAGAATATGCAGCTGTCTCTGCTTCGAGATTTCGAACTTTAGTGTCATACTTGATGTAACTGTTAGTGATCCACAAATCGTAGTGAGTACCAGCAGTCTTTACTTCTTCGATCTTACCCAGGTGCTTCACAACAGCAAGTTCGCCAGAACTAATCGTACGGAAACTAAACGGTACGAGAACGAAAGAAATTACCAGTGCAATACCTACGAGTACCGCGATTGTACCGCCAATACTATGATCGTCACTGTACAACCCTCCTGCGACACAGAATGCCACAATAGCGAATACTGCAATCAAAATACCTACAATAATACCAATAGCCATAAAAATTTATCCTCCTAAATGTTCATTTTTTAATTAAAACTTAATTTTGAATACGCGTTCGGTAGCGCCCTTAACCTTAACAACTAATTCGTTGCGCTTAGTGGCGCTAAATCCAATACCAGACAACTGATCATCAGCAGAGACCACAGCCAACTTGCTACCAAGAGCCTCAAAGACCCGCTTATGCTTGTCCAGCTCATGATCCAGGAATTCGTTATAGAATCCGTTCGGCTGTTCGGGGTTAACACAGTCTTTCAGCATGAACAAATAATGTCTATGACCGATTCCCTGCTGATCATCCCAATAGTTGGGGGAATACATGACGACACTGACAGGCACGAAAGAGTTAGTCTTTACGCCCCATACCTCACGAGATCCAGCCTCGGTAGGCATATGATGCACGATGTTAAACTCGCCATTCCGATCCAGAGTTACGGTAGCTACATGAACTTTTTCGTTTTGCCGCAGATTCTTATCGTAGTTATAGCGATAAATAGTGCCATCAAACTCGATCTCTGCACGGAATCCGTCCTTACCACCACGATTCTCGTACATATGTACATAGAATTCGTACTTACCAGGAGCCATCCGATGTCTTCTGGGCCATGTGATGTTCTCGACCGCAGCCTTACCCTGAGTAGGATAACGAATATCTACATCTAAAGTGCCGCCATTTTGATAAGATCTCTTATGATTAAAATAGATCCAGTCGTTATTAGGTCCCATACAGTGAGCATCAACATCGTTGTAACTGTATACGCCAGTGTCGTTCCACTGAATACTAAATCTCAGATCGCCATTAACATCGCCGCCAGCATCCTTGACGTTCGCTCGAATATCGCTATCCGTGATATTGCCAGCATAAGCCCAGCTGAAACCGTTGTTCCACTTGAACATACTCTTAGCATCCTTATTTTCGGGAGCAATGAGAGATACCATGTTCTGAGCATGTCTATTCTCCAACAGAACTTCCAGACTCTTAGCTGTAGGAAGAATATCATTAATGAACTTTTCTACAGGTACTTCCTCAACTCTAGAGAACTTCTTCGGGTCAATAGCAGCCTCTGTCATCATCTCATCGAAAATATCACCGCCAATACGCTTAGCTGCATCACGATTAGAGAACAAAATGTTATTTACAGTAATGTCATCCAGAGTAGCAAAACGTCTAGCGAGAGAATCCATATAGCCCAGCTCAGTGATAGTCTTCTTAGCTTCTTCAAGCATCTTCTTAGTATAGATTGCCTTAGGACGCTTATAGTTAGTAGGTGCTACGATTTGCTCATAACGTCTTACCGCTGCATCCAGATCCATACCTTCGGAAATATCGACCAGCAACACGCCGATAGAATGATTACGGATCTTGCTGACTACATCTCCGGCTAACATAGACTCTCTCCATGCGTACAGAGACTTCTTTTCATCGGGTAGATTGTCGTAGATGTTCTTATATTCTCTGAACTTAGTAAGAGTGTTTTTCCATTCCTCGCCCTTATAAAGAGTATTGGAGCCGATAAGCTCGAGAATAGTATCTACAGCCTCCATAGAGATTTCGTCCAGAGAGCGCTTAAAGACGTTGCGTCTATCACGGATGCGCCCTTTCTTAGTAGGAATCTGAAGCTTATTCAGAACACATCGATCGGGCAGCTCAAGAAAGAAGTGGTCCCAGGTTATGATCTTTCCGTCGTCGCATCGCTCGTGTGACTTATCGGTGCCGATTTTGCTGGTTTCACTGAGATAAATGTCGGAAATGGTCTTACTCTTAACAAATGTGTCCAGAGCGTCCATAACGGGTTGTGTTGTGGGATGGTTGGTATTAAATTCGAAGATAGTATGGAGGTTGAGGTTTTCATCGATGAATACTGTGGGGCCGATGTTCTTAATAAAGTGTCGGCAGCAGGAGCAATCATAATAGCGTCTCTCACGGAAAATGGGATTTGTACCTTCGGGGAAACTATCGAGGTAGAGGTTCCAGAGTTCGTCTTTGTCCAAATCGACTTCGAACAGATACTCAGAACCGAGAGCGTTGTTAAAATGCTCGATCATGTGCTGTTTCATCATCTTAAATTCCATAATATAAATCCTTTCAAATGTGCATTATTACTGCATTATTAATAATTTTGAATACATGTATTTTTATTATTCTTCATCTTCATCTTCCGTCTGGATGTATCCATTAACAACCATGGAATCTACTGTAGCGTCAGTTTGGATAAGCCCTGCTATAGTGAGTTTATCCATCATGGAAATATTATGATAATTGCTATAGATTTCTCCATTCTCAGTGGTTGCGTACATACAGATACCTTTCACAGGAAACTTAACGAGTTCCTGTAAGGCGTTTTCCAACCATTGAGCATACGGAAGTTTATTTAGTTCGTTTTCGTTCATATATACTCCTTTCTACTATAAACGGCATAGCTGATGGATATACTGCTTTATCATCAATATAATAGTCTGCTAGAATTTTTCTGGAATTTCCTCCAAATTGGTTTTTATGCTCTTCGAGATTATCGTTTATAGCATCGAAGAACAAACCCTGTTCTGCACACCATACTATTGCATTGACAAGTAGTATTCTGTCTCTACAGGTCCATAGAATAAGCTTGTGACCACAATCCTTGAGCTTTTTAACCCAATTGATTATGTCGTAGTGCGGCTCACCTATGTCGGGCCATGCGTTTTCACATAAAGTTCCGTCGAAGTCAACTGCGAATACCTCATGTTTCATTTTTACTCCTTTCGTTTTCAACAGATGTTTGAATAAACTTTAGGAAGAAGAAGACACCGTGTTTCAGATGTCTTCTAATTCTTTGGAAATCAGTTAATACAAGACTAACCGTTCCATTAGAGAAATTGTTTTTTACGCGAGATTACCATTTCATGCTTCTCTCAATATATCGACCTTCATTAAAGTTTCTCTTTTCGTGTAAAGCCTTGCTGATCGCCAGATCAATACCACTTCTCGATTTTAGGTGATAATAATACAAATCGACAAAGGGGGAATTCAGTCTATCGATTCTACCAGCGGCCTGAATCATCGTTTTGTAACTATAATTCTGTGAATAGAACACAATGACATTTGTTTTTATACAGTTGAAACCTTCACAACCAGCTGTATAATTTACTAAATACACCCAAGAATCACTTTCTGGGATTGGTTGATGAGCGTGCCCAGAGTATTCCGCTACCTCAACGTTTTCTCCATAGTATAGATTCAAAAGGATGTCCCGCTCATGATCAAAATTATAAAATACTATCATTTTAGGATGCTTCTCGAATAGTTCCAGCAAGGCTATTTGTCTTGCTTCATCCGTGTTTACAATCCTTCTTAACACATAACAAAGACCCGAGCCCTGCTGAATTGGTTCGTTTTTATACGGGTCCCATCTATTTCGAATAGCGTCCTTGTATTTTGGTATATCATACCGGACATAAACGTCTTCGTGATGCGGAATCGTATGTCTTTTGAAATCCATGTCGATTAGTATCTTATTCCTTAGACGAATTAGTCGACCTTCATTAATATAGCGTTCGACTTTAGGAAACTTGGAGTATCTGGAATATATTAAGTGTTCTCTAGCGAATTCGGTTTTGTTTTTATAGAATCCGTTAGCTATAAAGACCGGTATAAAATCTTCCCATTTATCACCGGGACTAGCTGATAGAATAATCCATCGATTACTTTTTGCTATTTTTAAGAAAGCTTTTACCCAAGCGCCATATCCTGTAACATGGTCCTCATCGAAAATAAAGAAACAGTTTTTAACATCGACGTATTTTTGTATATTTTGCCACGAATCAACGATAACTCTATTGTTGTAATAGTTTACCTCGGGATTACATGATAATATAAACGGTCCCATATCACCTTCCCATTCAAGATCGTTACGCTTTTTAGCAGTAGTAATTATGTAAAGATCGGGTGGGTCTTTCATTGGGATGTAGTCGTGTATATCATCTTTACGTCCACCGTAAGACTGAAAATAATAGTACAGGCCTGTTATACTTTTTCCACTACCAACACCACCGTTAAGGATGCAGCCATCGAACATTCTCGTGACCGCATCCTGTTGGTGAGGGTAGAGGAATGGTTTTGCCTTTGGTTCCACTGCACTCGATTCAATTTCTTGATTGTCATCTACATATTCAAAATGATACTCGCTATTATTGGTCTTTCTACCTTTTAAATATGCACAAATGGTAGTCTCGCTGATTCCGAGTTCATCAGCCAATTCTCGTTGAGAACGAAAAATCTCGCCTGTTTCAATTAAACGAATAGGGGGGTGCTTATCAAAATTTGCTTCTTTAGCACGTTCTTTACATATAGGACTAGTTATATTTTTTCGTGAAGTTTCTAGCTGTCGTTCTGTTTTTGGTCGTTTGTTAATTTCAGTTATGGTTTGTCTTGCCATTTCTCGACAATAGTCTGTTTTGGGCATTGCCTGTAATACTTTTATTTGCTCTCGCGCTGCCGCACGAGTATTTTCACATAGTCCGTTTGCAAAAGCGTGCAACATATTTTCGCTGTTAGTAACCCAAGATAAATTACCAACTCTATTGTTGATTTTATTACCATCTTCGTGATTTACCATTGGTTTATTGTCAGGATTAGGAATAAATGCCTCGGCTACTAAAACATGAACGCCCTTGTTACGTCGTGCACCATCATCCATACTTATACCGATCACCATGTATCCCTTAGAGCTGTCAAAAGTACCAGTAGTAGTAATATTTCTATGTGCATCATGCACACGCCCCAAAGTACTAATTGTATATCTGGAGCGTGCACCTACAACCGGTTTCCATGTTTCAGTCAGAAGTTCACTAGCAGTAAATTTAATCGCTTGTGGTCGTTCATATTTACGTTGTTCGCCCATTCATCGTTTCTTCTCCTTTTTCTCGTACTTAACGGGCCTGTGACTATTAGCATTAAGAGGTTCGCTCAAACACTCATCACAGGGCTCGTCTGTATCTTTCTTATTCTTATGAATACAGTTTTTACAATACTCGTGGAAATACACTTCTTTATAAGTTTGTTGATCCATGCACACTCTCCATTAACCGATTCTAACTACAGTCTCTTTGTTATTAGTCTTGTATCCAGTCATAGTATCTGCAATAGACGTATAAATCTTAGAGGTGCTCTTAAGCTGCTCGTTAAAGTTTTCTAGAATATCATCCAGATTATCGTCAAACTTCTCAAGAGCATGCTCCTTAGCAGCTTTTTCGACATCGGATCGTACACGCTTAGCATCGATCTTAGCAGCCTCAGATACTAATTCTTCGAGAACAGTCTCTTTAATATTCGAATATTCGCTCTCAATCGCATCGCTGACTTGTTTATGCAGGTCTCTTTTAATATCGAGCGTAATCACATCGGTAACCTTACCAACAGCCTGCTTAACCTCGTACGCAACAGATTTCTCCACAGCACGCTCGATCATATTATTAGGAATATCAACGGGTGTTCGACTAGCAAGGTCATCAATAGAACGATCTAGATTTTCGCTAATCTTAGCCATCTTAGAATGCGTTCCCATGGCATAACCGATACCTAGCAGCCCCACACCGATACCTACTAATCCTACAAATGCGTCAAAATTTTTACTCATTGTTTTCCTCTCCTTTAAATTGTTTTAAAAATATAAATAAAAGCCCGTCCGTAGACGAGCCTTCATACTTCGTAAATGGTTCACCACCCATATACTTTTGCGACTTCATCGCCTAATTTGCGTGTGACTGCGTTAATATCGTCTTCCGTGGCGTTACCATCATAAATTTTCTCAAGAAATTCCTCGATTTGTTCATCGGAAACATCGTCTCGATAAGCACGATAAAGAATATAATTCGTACCATCGTGATGTACCGCTGTGCACCGCAAGTCACCATGTTCATCTACATACCACTCATGATATTCGCAAGAATCAAAACCATTTAAACAATCGCTGATATTGCTACTATTTAGTTCCTTGTATCCTGAGAACCGACCGTTCCAGAGTCCTAGATCCGCAATCGCAATAATTGGTCTTGAAATTTCGATATCCAGGTTCATTCGCTCGTCATCGAGATAGAATCCGTTAGTTTCCACCATATACTGATAAATTTCATATTCGTCTTCTGGATCATCATCCCACTCGTTAATTTCGAGAAAATCCGCATATGCTTCACGCCAGCCGTCTTCGATATCTAGATTTAGATTGCTCCAGATAATGTGCTTTTCAGCGCTCATGGTTGTCAGCCCCTTCTAATAGAACTGTTAAATACTCTCTCAGCTCATTACGATTTTTATCCAAATCGTGCATAATCCGTTTTCTTTGACCGTTAAGAATATTTAATGTCTCGCTATCATCTGTTCTAAGCAAATATCTATACACCGATTCCAATTTCTGTGTCAATGTTCTCTCGTCTTCCAAAATCTCTATAAGTGGTCTCATGGGTATCATCCTTTATACGTACATACGTCCGTTGTACGGCTGTTTATTTTTAATCATGTCATACCAACAAGAGGTGTGAATATATTGCTTCAAACCTCGCTTTGTGACTACTATCTCAGCATTACCTTGATGGGGGTGCTGTCTTAACACACTATCTGGAACTTGTTCCACATGCTCGCCACATAAAGGACATCTAGTATTTACAATCATTCGTCTCCCCATTGAGGATCAGCTCCTTAAAAGAGTTTTGATTCATATAAAAATAAACTCGACTGTGTCTATCCATGAGAACTCGAATATCAATGTCTCGCGGAAGCTTTTCCAACAATCGAATGTATTGTTTCTGCCATTCTGCTAATTCAACGTTCATAAACTTTTCCGCAAATTCAACCATATCCACAACAGTTCACCTCACAAGTATCCTTTTTCTTTTAAGCTACTATATTTATCGCCGACGATAATGTGATCCAACACCTCTACACCGACTATTTTGCCAGCCTCAGTTAGACGCGTAGTAATCTCAATATCTTGTCGACTAGGGGTACTATCACCGCTCGGATGATTATGCATCAAAATGATACTAACAGCATTCGCTAATAGAGCTTTTTGAAAGACTTCTCGAGGAGTTACAAGCGAAGCATTCACCGTTCCGTGCGAAATTTCAAATACACCAATGACCTTATTTTTCGTATTCATACAAATCATGTACATGTATTCTTCGGGTTCTTCATGAATACGCATGAACTCCTTACCTATCTGCGCAGCATCGTCTGGACTTTTAATCGCATATGATAGTGTTGGGCAATTCATACTAATTTCTTTTTCAAGTACCACCCGTTTATTTTCTGTAAGTTTAGTTGTATACTTGGTCATTCGTGCCATTTTTGCCACATTCCTTTGCGTTGTATTTTTCCAGTGGCTTTAGAGACAAAGAAATAAGCCCCACCCGAAGGCGAGGCCAATGTTACTTATCGCATAATGCGTATAATTGACGTCCGTGGATTATTCCGCAAGGTTCTAGCAAACTATTGCCTCGTAGTTCAGTAAGACCAGCTACGCCAATAAGATGGATAATATAATCCTCGTACATAGCGTCTAATCCATTTTCGGACGATTTGAGAATCTGGTAACAGTAATCGGCGTAAGTCATACTTCATCATCCTCTCGATTTTTTCTGAAGTACATTACGTAATTTGGTCTGGTATCGAACCGGACTCCCATTTTAAGAGCATAATAGACAATATCACCCCATGTAAGCCATTCGGGTCTATCATCATTATCAAATGTTTTCCATAGAGCAACCATGTTCTCAATTTGATCTTGCTCGTTTCCAGCCCATAAACAATTTGGATTCTGTCCACCATTACCGAAGTAATAGTCACAGTCCATTTTTAGTCGGCTAAGCATCATATAACGGAATGTTAGGTCTTTTTTACTCCAGTCTTCCATCAGATCATACCCCATTTCTCAGCATGCTCCATGTGCTTACGACGAGCCATACTCCAGGCGTATTGAAGACCCCATTGATTAATATGCTCAAATGTAATTCCGAAGCAATCTAGTACGTCTTCATCACCAGTCCAATTAATGGCGTATTCATGGTTATCCATCTCATACAAGAACGCTGCTTCTGCGAAGATAGGATCGTCCTTGAGTCGTTGTTGTAACTCTTCCTGTTGGCGTTCCAATAAGGCGACTAATGATTTAGCATTCTCCCGTTTCACAATATCTCCGTGTCCGAATACTGTAACGCATTCCTCCTTAGTAGCTCCTAATTTCTCTAGGGCTTCTTCTAGCTGCTTATCATTGAAAGCATAAGCGATTGGAAATTCCTCCAGTTCCTTCTGATGCCTCTTCTGTAATTCCAAATACTCGTCACGCTTTTTCATGATAGATCCTCTCCTTGAGGGTTTATTTGTGGTGCCGGTGACGGGACTCGAACCCGTACGCCTTGCGACATCGGAACCTAAATCCGACGAGTCTACCAATTCCACCACACCGGCATGATATAAAGAAAAGGAGACCCAGTATTTAAACCAGGCCTCCCTCTCCTTTACTTGCGAAGCGTGTTCTTGATCTTACTCTTAACTTCTCCGAACTTAGTCACAACTGTCTCTTTTAACTCAGGGTCTACCATAACTACCGTTGCTGCCAACGCCAGTGTAGGTACAATAACCTGAGTAAGCCAGAGTCTAGCTTCGCGACTAGCTTCGATCTGTTTATAAGTCATATCAGTCTCACCTCCATTACAGGAGATGCATATCACGCGACTTTATTCGACTTTTTAACAGCCTTGATAATCTTAACCACGCTTGTTGTAACAACGCCAATAACAACACAAGTCGTAATCGGTTTATCTAACAAAATATCAATGTATTTTTTCATTCGTCAATCTCCTTCTTCTAACCGACAAATTAGAAATCCGGATAGCCGTCCTCAGTAGCGAAACGGTCTACGCGCTGATAAACACGCATAGCGCTCAAATAAGCTGTACGGAAAGTAGTGCCATTGGGCAACTCATCGTCGTAAGGACGAATATCCAGATTAACGGATACGATATCGATATCGTCTAAGCAAGAAATAGTGTCCTCGTTCAGAGCAACCTGTTTATTACCGCTTACCAAATATACGTTAGGACCGCGGCCGTTGAACTTAACCTTAACAAGCATGTGCATGAAAGGTACATCACCATCCTCACGAGGAGGCTTGATCTTCACGTTCCAGCTATCGCCGTACTTATTCTTATCGTTCAGTAACAAATCACAAGTTTCCTGATCGGGAATAACTAGATGGAAGTTACGATCACCTTCACGATTAAAGCGGTCGCCACGACCAGTGAAGTTCTTCCAAATGATACGGGCGTCATCGATTTCCAAATAACCGTTAGGGAATGCTTTATTAGGTTTAATAAAATTAATATTCATAGTTTGTTAGTCTCCTTCAAATATAAATTAGTTTAATTGATTTGTTTAGCGTCTATTGAACAGCTCTTCTTCTGTATACCAAGGTAACTCGTTAGGATCGTCTACAGGGAGAAGCTCTAAGGGATAATAACAGGGTTTACCGTCTAAGAATGGAGGTCCAATATAAGGATCGTCAGAAGCAAAATACTCGAAATCACCAAACTGAGAAATAGTTTCCACTGCAGCATCAACGAGTTTATCGTAATAAGATCGATCAATATCGGCTTCCTTACCAAGTTTTCGTACCATCTCGGATTCAAGCCATCGATAACCCTTTGCACCCGTAACCGAATCATACTTAACATTGCCGTCCTTATCCTTCATTTCTTTTACCAGATCAGCACCACCGCAACCCGGTTTGATCGGACAGAAGTTGCCTACTCGTCCAACGAAGATACGGTTATGGCCTTTCTCAATCTCTTTCTCGAGTTCAGCCATTTCCATAGAAATGTCCATAGGATATTTACCGTCGGCATCTCGATATTTCTTAGACAGGTTTTCAAGAGTTTTCTCAAGTTTTGTTACATCTGGTAGATGTTCATTCATATCTACATATATGGCTGTACCCTGTACTTCCTTTGTTTCGCACATATCTTCGAATAGAATATCTTCCTTGCTAAAGAGTTTCTTAAATACGTACGGAACGGCAAACTGAGTTCCAGTAGCAGTCCATTTACCAGCGTTCTTGCCGTCCTTAAACTTGGCAATATAGACAGCGTTATTAACCAGACAGAATTTCTCGAAGTTAGCTTCTGTCTCAAACGTGTAACCGAATTCTTTACCGAATTTGTAAACGAAGTCCTTGATCTCCTCTGTAGCATCCGGAATCTTGATCGAGTCCGTCTTAACGTGTGCTACTACAAATCCCCGCTTCTGAACCTCATTCTTAAGAAGCGTCATGAACAATGCACCACGCTTAGCAACAATATTGTCTATATTACGAGGATCTCTGAAAGGATTCACAAAGGATGCTTTGGTAAGACCATAAATTGAGTTAATGACGATCTTAAGAGCTTGTGCAAGTCCAGCAGCCTGTTCCTCATTGAGATAAGGTTTAAGTGCACCGCCTAGCATCGAACCGGCAAGCTCAAAGTCCTTATGTTTAATAGCCACACGAGCCTGTACGATTTCTTCAAATCGTTTAGTGTATGTCGGACCAAACAGTCGCTCAAATATAATGCTGTGCGGATGCTGAGATGCAATATCGCCATCCCATACATCGCCGTACATACCAGGTTGAGCAAATACTCTACCGCCTTCACCAATTTCCTCGTCCATGTATGTAGACTTGCCTCGTTCGTACTTATATCCCTTAAAGAACGGAAGGATACTATATCCGTCCTTAAGCTTTTCTCCAGGTACATAAGATCTGTATAGAGGCATACCACTTTCATCGAACACACGGAAGTCATAGTCATCGCCAAACCGACGTCTATACTCCTCGTATTGGTCGCTTCCTACAGGCTGAGACATGTCTCTATAGTTAAACTCATTTTGAGGTTTACGATTATTACCGAATATAATCTTTTGAGATAGTGAGTTTGTCGTATCATTAACCGATACGTTACTAGTTCCATGCAGTAACTTAACAAGATCTACTTGAATCTGTCTTGCAACAAAGTCAGCTTGTGTAGCATTCCACACCGCTTCTGTTGCCACAACGTCATTATCACAATATTCAGCAACCTCGGACCAACGATCTTCTGGTACCGGTTGATCCCACGGGAGACCTAACTCCTGGTGATGAATACCAAGTTCGATTTCCCACTTTTTTAGACTCTGTTTCTTAGATGCATAATCGTATATATCAGTATAAGAGATGTTATACGCTTCGCCGAAGAAACAATTAAGATTCTCGCCCTTCTTAGAAGTGACAATCTTCTGAGACAAATCATACATTTGCGCGTTATCATAACCCATGAGACGAGCGTACAACATATGATTATCATATCGTCTACAGTTAAAGCCTACTAATCTGTAATGTATCAGATCTTCGATATCCGACGGTTTCGGATTAATCATTCTAACGATAGGTTTACCTTCTCCTTGAATCTTCCAGTTAACCAGGAACAGATTCGGAAAGACTTCCACGTCGTAAAATACAATCGGATCATCATCATTTTGAACCGCTGCGGCTGGTTCATCCGACTTAAACTTCATATTATTAACCATTTTGAGGCAGTATTCGGCCTGATTTGTACTATTAGCAGCAAATGCGAATATAGTATTCTTCATATCGCTAACATCGTACTTAAGACCGCTATTATATGCATCTTCAAGATTATTATAAATGAAGTCAACAGAGCATCTGGTAGAACCATATTCTTTGTGAAGATGTCGCTTAATGAGTGTCCGTAACATCTTCTCATTCTTGATTCCTTCGAAGTTAATCACTTTATCATCCCCTTTCAGCGGCAATCCAGAGCTTATTGTCGCAATAGGGATACTGTTACATTTGGTTAACATTCGCCTCAGCGAGCTCTTGCCGGTGAATACTTTGATTTCGATATTATCGTTGTCATCACTGACACGACTGAGCTTATTTACATCACCGGTATAAATATAATGTAGATGAATACCAGCTCCGCTTTTACTAAGCTCTGCGTACGTAGCCGGCCATTTACTAGCCTCTTCGAGATTCTTTTGAAAGGATTTATTACCAGACTCATCCTTAAGATCAAAGTCGATAACAATATGATTCTCCGGAACCTTTACATAATGGAGTTTAGTAGTGTCCAGCTGGGATAGAGTTGTCCTAACATTATCCCATTTCTTTGTAGGTGTTTCTTTTGAACTAGCATACTGAGCAAAACACCCAGCACACTCCTTATCGAATATCGATTCTGCAGCATCAAACTCAATAAGGTGACGCTTAGGCGCTTCCTCGTCCGCTTTTTTATTTACACTAGCTCTTTTGCGTTCGTTGCGGTTATCCTCAAATTTATCGAGTCTAAAGCCATGATAGTAACTACGTAGTCTACTACCATCTTCTGTCGCAAATCTTTCGTCAAACTCTTTAAAGTAGTTTTTAAGCTCCTCTTTAAAGGTTCTCTGAGAGAACGGGTATGTTACCTTAGCTTCCTCTACGTATGTTTTATACATCTCCCAAGCAGCTTTTAATGTAGTTCCGTCTTCTCTCTTGAAAATATGATAAGAATCAAGAATGAAGTTATAGAAATCATTAGTTGCACCCATCATATTGGTAGGAACGTAATCATCATACGCACTAGGATCGCTCAAATAAACTTCACGACAATGGTGGGCTATAGCTCCAAGTTCGAAGTCAACCTGCTTAACAGCCTTCTTATACTCCCTAATACCAAGCTTTCTGCCTGACGGTGATACGTCTATCAATCGTCTTAGCAAACCAGACTTACCATCTGTAATTTTAACCGGCTTGTTAGTACCCATAAATAGGAAACATACGAATCGAGCGTTGTATTTTGCCTTGAACTTCTCGTTGATTTCCATCCATTCGTGAGATACTAAACTATTAAGTCGAGTGTTATCTTCAATCTTTGATAAATCGCCATCATGCTGAATCGCAACTAGCGGGTTTGATTTAAATGCTTCTAGTGCAAATGCATTATTACTGGAGCCTAGTGCTTTCGCATCAAACACTGTATGATAACCTTCAAAGAGTTGCTGAATAACGTTCAATATGGTTGACTTACCAGTACCAGCCTCACCATAGAACACCATAAATTTTTGAATCTTCTTAGAATCGCCTGTAACAATAGCACCAATAGCCCACTCGATTTTATGTCTTTCTTCCTCGTCATACAAAGTAGAAATTAGCGTATCCCAAGCGTCTATACTTCCCGATTCAAGGGGGTAGTTTAATCTTTTACTTGCATAATCTTTCTTGTTAGTTTCGGTGTTCGAGAATATAAGCTTCTCATCGAGTGCACTATAATTATCTCGACACTGTCTTTGACAATATTTATGCCAAGTGTCTATCATTCCAGATTCTGCATCCCACATATATAACGGACGTACGCCATCGTTGAACTGACCCTTATGTTCATTGATATATTTTGAGATTTCATTATCAACAAGATTAATCACGTCTTGCTCATCAGTAGACCAAAGCCCACGTTCCTCGATCCATATTGCATAAAAGTCACCACCTCGAATCATGAGGTCTTCGGACCTTTTCATTATGAATTTAGGATATACTTCCGTCTTGCCGTTCTTTGTCGTCCGTGTTGCTATAGTAAAAAAATCAAGCATTACATTCTGCCACCTCCTTCCCAAAACATCACATAGTATTGTCCATAATACTGTCTAAATACCAACTAAGTTGACCCCAGATCTCGATAGTCCGCAAGTCGTGACAACAGTGTTTGACGGTAAATAATCCACCTTTGCCATCGGGTTCATATTCTCGGTTAAGAAGACGAGAAATAACATAGTTAACGTATTCCTCGTCGAATTTAGATTCTGTCATAGGACTCAAACCGAGATTGTGTATCATTCCCCAAAACCACTGTCCTGTACGATCACCCAGCATAGTGTCATCCATAATTGTCTCCTCACAACGAATCGCGAGGGCCACCATCATTTCTAGCACACTGCAAGGACCTTCTATATAATCTAATAGGGTCATATCATCGTTGACTAAGGCGAATCTACGCCTAAGCTGAATACCATCATTCGCACGATTATCGTCACGTGGGATAAACCATGTGAATTCAATATTGTGAAGGTGGCTCAGCAATCTTCTATACGACACATAACTTGAAAAACGTTTACTGTCTATTAGGTCACATAGCCAGTTAAAATAATCATCGTTGATATGGTCCGCAAACGTCATTCATCTTATACCCGATCAGGGCCGATGCTTCTTGCCTCTGCGTATGTTCGATAATCTTTTAGAATCTGGAAGTCGGTGCATAGATGTTCATTTCTAACGAACACGGAATCGTCCTCATATTCACCGAAAGTATACAAAGCCTTCGGGCCGATAAGTTTGTCTCGATCAGTGATGACGTTTCCCTCATCATCTTCAAGAGTATCATCCGCATAATAGGTGAGCTCAATTTGATTGTATCCATCGATCTCTCCAAAATCATACGGACTTATTACATACGGTTCTTTTGTCATAATATCAGCCCCTCCTTTCTCATTAGTATAGGTACCAGCCAATCGTGTGTATTCATTTAGATCAGCTTCTGTAGGCTCGTATTCATACTCATCTTCTTCATTGGAATTTTCAACTTCGGTTTCAACCTGAATCGTATCAGACTCGTCATCAGCATCTTCATCAGAATCTTTCTGAATTGCCATCATGTCTGTGAATGCGTCCTTAACGGATTCGATCTCTTCCTGAACAATCCGTTCATACCGGGTCTTAACGATTTTCCAAGTCACTGCGGAGCCAACGGCGGCTCCAGCAGCAAACATGAGTACGTTAATAAACTTGCTATTCATTTTCGTCTGTATTCTCCTTATCCTCCATTTTTAATGTCATGACGGTTAATGCTAATCCGCCAAATAACAATGACACACTTACAAGTGCTCCACCCATAATGTGCCTTTTTGATCTAGTTCCCAATGTCCTCTCCAGCATCGCCACAACGTAACTGAGCCTATCCATATTAAAGACTCGCTTCGCTTGACAATAGAACAAGACCACATACGAAGCTGATTCCTGCCATTGCCGCTAGAGTATATGATACAACTACTGGTTTAACTTTTTGTTTTTCTTTCATTGTTAATACCCCGTTTCCATTTTGATTGTAATGCGTGGATCAGCTATATCCTTACGGAAATATAGAGAGTCACCGATCTTAGTACCACTTATCCATTTACAGTTATACCATGCTCGAATTGTCTCGATACCAACGTTAAATTTGACAGCGGCTTCCTCTTCGGTCATAAAGCCGACAAAGAAGCCATCTTCAAGTACGATAGCGTTCTCAAGGTTGTTCTGTAAAATGTAAAGGATTAGTTCCCTACCGGTCATACACAACCCTCCTTTCAAATACAGGCATAGTCCATGTAATCTCGCCAGTAATTACCGGAACCTAGCCCTAACATTCATAAACTATTGAGAATATTTCCATCTACATTGAAATCCAGCCAGATAGATTTCTCATGACCATTTACGAAATTACGAGAAGCCTCACTATGAATGTCGAAGATACCGAAATCAACATAGTTATCGCCGATCGGATTGTTCTCATCGTATACCCAACCTATTACCTGACCGGCTCTGGTTTGTTTAGCGCCAATCATTTTATAAACATCATTAAGGAATAGACGTCCTTCTGCTTTTAATTTCTCGTTAGCATAATCCTGCTGACGGAAAAGGAAGAATTTATTAGCCTCAGCATCGCGCTGCCAACCTGTACAGGTTTCATCGAAGCAGACCGTATACGGGCTCATTGCAGCTGTCGGATCGGCAACTTCGACAGTCTTGGGTACAGTCTTTTCCTTGCCATTTTCATCAACAACGGTCTCTTCTACTTCCTTAGCTTTGATGTTATACAATAATTCTTTATCAAGTTTCTCACCAAAGCGCTCAACAACACGACCGCGATATTGCTTAAATCCTGTATCGACAGCCGTATATGCAGCTGCCAATGCTAAATTGCGCTTACGCAGAATATTATGACCAACAAGAATACTAGTAACAGAAATAGCACCAAGAGCAACAGCCGGAGCATACAGCTTAGCCAATTTCAAGCCTGTCTGCGCATAGGTTACAGCAATATCACGAGTGCAATCTTCCTCAGTATAATCAACGATTTCGATCATGCCATTAACTTCGCTTTTTACCTTGCCGTCTTGGACACCTTGATGGAACATATCGATTTTTTCTTTAGATTCGTCAAGAACATCGGATAGTTTTGTAGTTGCCTTACAAGCCAATACTGCACTAGCAATAGTACCAACGACTCCGGTTACCACAAGTATTTCAGGACTGTGTTTTTTGATCTGAAACCCGACATTATGAAACGTTCGAGTTACAGATGCTGGTAAATTAATTTTCATAATCAATCATTCTCCTTTATTTTAAAATTATTATTTTTAGTCAATAGGAATTGCTCTAGGCAATTTTAAAACATAACCGTCGCGAGTACGTATAGCTTCTGCACCAGCTACATTCATCCAGCCATATTTTTGACTAGTATAAGGTGCAGACAGATCCACCATATCGTACAGATCAGCAACAGTCACAACTCCATAACGATCAATCGTGGCCAACATTTGCTGTTTAACAGCTTCTGCTTCACCGCGATTATCGAATATGATGTCATCGTATTCAAATCCATTATGATTCTTGGTGTTCTCAGAACCACGATAGCCACCACTATTCTTTTGATCGTAATAGTTTCGATAAGAAACCTTAGAACCACTAGAACTGCTCTTAGCTTTGCCAGTTCCTCCATACAAGAACATATCAATACCGTTCGTAACGATATCATAGATGGCTTTCTTTATAGCCGGCACTAGAACGTCCATGAAAATATAGTTCTTTACGCTCGAAATATCCTCCGAGATAAAGATGTCTGCGAATTTACGCACCTCGTTTTTTCTAGTTTTGACGGGACCCTTAACTACTTTTTGAACTCGCTTTTCTTCAACAGAAGTATTTTTCTGCTCTGCTTTGTATTTATGCGAGTTCGGAGTATACACAGGTTCACTCATTTTCTATTCATCTCCTTCTAAAACAATTTTTCCCGGTAAAGTAATTTTAGTTCGAGGAACTCTACCGGTATCTCTCTTAAATTGAAACGCGAGATTGGTACGAGCTTTTGCTTCACTAACAGCATATGTTTGCGCCTGCCAGTGATTGGACACAATCTTATCAAACTCGAGAACTGGTCCATTATACGAATACAATCCCATTGTTATCCTCCATAACAAAAGAAAAAAGCGAGGACACCTTGTTACAGGTGCCCCCAACTTTGTAGCCTTACAAACTTTCTTTTTTAACAAAAATGTTACTTTGCCGCAATTTCCTCGATGTCCTTATCGTCGACCACGACTGTCTTATCAGGCTTACGCAGCTCCTTCTTAGCCTTGTATGCCGCGATGCCTTTCTTTACCAGCTTAACACCCGCACCTACTGCGAGAGTCAAACCAGCGCCGATCAGCATGGCAGCACCAGTGCCAATACCGGACTTCTCGTCTTCCACGACAACATCGTCCATGATCTCGGTTTCTTCCCAATTCATCAATTCATTGTTTTCCATTGTAAAATCCTCCGTTTTTAAAATTAAAGTTTTATATAGGTTTCCATAATACTAATTGTTTTTTTCGCGAATTCACAGAAAACTATCGTACTTAGGCGGGTTGGTAAATTCGATTACCAGACACGGTTCGCCCTCATGTTCTTCATCTTCAGGAACAATTTGCGAACCAGGATGATACTCAATAAGTCCTGTACGTAAATTCCAACCGAGAGCATCGCCAGTTTCCGTACCCGGTAAACCGATCTCATCGTAGAAATCATTCAGAGTGACACCTTCGGTATCGAACGGACTGGTCGTGATTTCGTAATTTAATTTATTAATTACACGATCGATTTTATCCTTACTAGAATAAAAATATCGATGAGAAAGGGGATCTAAACATAGTGTTTTACCCTTGCCGGTCACGAAAACTTCAGTCCTGTTGATGGGGTTTTCTTGAACATGCTTCTCGGATATCTTATCTCTAACGGTGCGCTCTTTCTTTTCACCAATAGTCTCTACAACCTTATCTCTATACTCGCTAAATGCCGATTCGGAAATCTTATATGCAGTGGCTAACGCAGCGTGGCGTCTAGCATTCACCGAATTAGCACCGATAAGACATGCTACGGATGCAGCACCACTAACAGCAGCTGGTACGTAACATTTCCAAGTGGTTTTGACTATTTCAACAGGTGTTAGGGACTCTGTTTCGAGTTCCTCTTTCTTTTCCTCCATTAAGCAGAGTGCTTTTGGCGTAGCCTTGACAGCGAGAATCATAGTCGTAATCATACCTGCGATACCCATTCCCATGAGAATCTCTGGACTATGCTTCGACAACGATAGACGAATGTTTCGGGCAAAATTGGATAGGGCTTGCGTGTTCATTGGGGTGTTCTCCTTTCATATATATGCGATGTATAAAATTAAAAACAAAAGAGTCCAAATTAGGACTCCTTTGCTTGGTTTGCAAGTGCTTCTTTAACCTGCTCAGCGATTGTTTCCTTCATTTTGTCGTCTTGGTTCTTAGCATTAACCAGGGATGAACCCAGTGTCAATACAGCACCAAGGCCTAACATGAGGTATTTACCCACTTTTGCTTTGTCCATTTTGAATCACTTCCTTTCCATAATATAACTTGTATCTAACGCGAATTAACAATAATCTTCGAAATCGGAATACGGCTCTTGGTTGAATGAGATAATAATACACTCTAAACCATCATCCATGACTACAGTTTCATGGTGAAAATCAATCCAAGTCTGCCAATACATATCAGAATTCGCACAAGTGCTCCATCCGAAATCAAGACCATGATCTAATGGCTCTAGATTAATGAGATAGTACCATTCGTTAAGATATACACAGTCGTCCATTACGAGTTTTTTGTTTAATTCGTACTCTGCGGTTTTAACGAATGCAGGTGTAGCCTCGAAATATCTACCTGAATAAAAATCGTAGTATAGACGATTATCACCATGTACTTCGACTGGGCGCGCTTCGTACTTATCCTTTGCTATCCCAGCTCTTATCTTCTCGCCAGCCTCTTCACCGTAAAGTTCATCGACTTTTTTACGATAGTCTTTATAACTACTATCAGCTAATGCATACGCACTCATAAGAGAAGCTTGTCCACGTTTGTTTAAGATATTAGCTCCAAACATACAAGCGATAGTAGATGCTCCTAATACAATCGATGGAATATACACGGGCCCTGCTATTTTGACTACCTCAAACTTTGTGAGTTCTTCGCCCTTTTCCTCTTTTGCATGGTCTAGAAGCATTAAAGCTTTCGGTGTAGCTTTTACTGCTGTTACTGCGGTGGCAACAACACCCGCTGCTCCAATACATGTTAATAGCGTTGACGAATTACGTTTTAGAAACTTTTGAGACTTACTTAGTAGACTGTTCATTTTCTTCCTCACCTTTCGGGGTTTAGTGAAAAACTAAAAAGAAAAGGCACTCTACCAACTGAGTTAAAGACATAATCGTCTTACAGGATTCGAACCTGCGACTTCCTTCTCCATAATACACACTGTTATTTCCGCGAATTTCGACGACTAACTCATCTTATTTTCTGGCATAAAGAAAGGAGTCCTTGTTAGGGACTCACTTCCTCCGTCTGAATAACTTAACGAGTAACCATATGATAAGCGCACATACGATCAAATCACTAAATGCCAAGACGACCCCAGCTCCACCTGCTAATACAATAAGCGCAGCTGCGATTAATAATGACAATACTGTGACTGATACGACAGTAAATGTTAACATAATTTAATCCTCCTTTAATTCATTCCATAATAGAAATTGTGTTTTTCGCGTAATAAAGAAAAGAGTCTCCGTTAAGAGACCCTCTCTAATACCACACGCCAGTTTTGATGAATTCCATATCGTGGTGGATTCCCATTTTGAAGCTATTCTTCAGTAATGTCCAAGTAGTCGTCATCGATTTCGTCATGATGATCATCCATATAGGTAGAACAATCACGCATAATACGATAACAGGCGACCACAATGCAACATATACGATATAGCCTAAAATTCTAATGAATTTTTCCACAGTCATGATAATTCGCCTCCATTTTAATGTGTATTCCATAATAGAGGCTGTAAACGTCGCGAAAGGTGATTGTGTCATATATTTTTTCTATCAAAACAGGTTTCCCAGCGTTCTTTTGGTAAAGGTTTCAATTTCAAAGCCCACATTATTTGACGTATCGTAATAGTTGGGTACATGCCATCCGTACACTCTCCAGCTCGTTCGTCGAAAAAGTCTTTAAATTTCGGATGTAGATACAATGTATCGGTCAACCAAGGATCAATTTCACTCCACCAAGTCCGCTTTGTATCGGGATCGAATCTTTGTTGTATTATAGCCAAGCCTCGACTTCCCATTTTGAATAGAGTACATGTATCGTAAAGAGGGTGACTACTATTATGTAATTCGCCGTACATAGATGAATATATTGCTGGTTTTTCATAGTGGTATCTCATAGATCACTTCCAAAATACAATCTTAAACTTTCGGGAAAATGAAAGAGGCGCTGAGCGCCCCCTCACTTGTCTCCTTTCATAATCAGTGCGATTGCCAATGCGAGTAAACCGATTCCAATTACTACATGCATAACATATTCCTCCTAATTTGAAATTCATTCCATAATAGCAATTGCATTTCTCGCGTATTTATCAATATTGATGAACAGTTAATAAAAAGGAAAAGCCCAAGCGGGCTTAATTCCTTGTAAAGTACAAATCAGTTGTACTGCTGGGATTAACGTTTACATTAATCGTTCCGAATTCACTCAAGTCTTTTGCGATATGACCCCATTCTCTTTCAGAGGCATAGAAATAGATAAACCACTTACTCGGCTCTTCCTCCCATCCGCAGTTTCCAACAAGCTTATTATTGTTGCTGAAAAACCCCTGATGTTCGTTTATCACCTTCAGCACGGTTGTCACATCCTGTTCCTCCACGATAAGATAGCGTCTTGTTTGATAAAACATAAGTATTCTCCTTTCATGTAACATGTAAATGTTTTCCACTAAAGGAGTTGCTTTTATCGCGAAAATAAAGAGAAAGAGGCTATGTTTCCATAACCTCCGTCTCCAGTCCGTTGTTCTTACTTCTTCGGAAGCAATTTGTTAATGAAACCTCGTCCCATTATTGTCGTGAACGTTCCTTCCTCTTCGAACTTCAGCGACACCTTGGTACCCCAAATTGTAACCGCAAGTGGCAGAACAATTCCGGCCGCGCTAAGGATATTCTTGATTAATCGATCTTTCTTTTCATCCACGAACTGCTGCTCTCTAAAGCTTTGCTCGTTTTTGTTTTTGTCCATCTCAATCTTCTTTTCCATAAGCTTGACCACTGTATCCGACACTACTCCGTACTCCTTGGCGTCATAGGGCGTTGTTCTGAGTTTTTCCATTTCAGAAGCAAGGTCCTCTTCCAATAATTCTTCGATTGTCATATAAATCGTCTCCTTTCAAATATATCGAACTTACGTTCCATAATAGGAATTGTTATTTCTGCGAATCGTTTGTCAGCAAATTGATATCTAGGGTTATGTATTTTCGCGTGACAACCTCTTCAACAGGAATAGCAAGACCTAAAAATATATTAGGCATACCTTCTGGGTCGCTATGTTCAACATTAATACTACCCTGAGTATATTGAGTATCCCGCTTATAACAACGCTCGGCTCGTGACCACCCTATCCATATACCAATAGCAACACCCACAATCGCTATAACAAACAATAACGCTACAAATCCCGGCTCCATTTTGATCTCCTTTCATTTTGTTTTTCCAAAAGTCTCCCCCGGGATTTTTTCACAATACAAAAGTATCACTCATTCCGGTAACCCGAGTACGGGACTTTTAAATTACATTAGAAAAATCTATTCTAAATAAAAAAGAAAGAGACCGAAGTCTCCTCCTTTATCGATACGTTAAATATACAGGTCGTTTGCTTTGAAGCCATTTGTGTATGACAAAACCGACCAATGCACATATCACTCCCAATACTGTCCAAAGCCTACCGCCGAAGAAAACGGCGAGTACACTTACAAATAGTAATACGAGACTTATAACATCGATCAACAGCCAACATATTTTTTCTTTATTCATATTAAAACTCCTTTTTATAATGTATCTCATTAGATAAACTGTTTTTTACACGAAAGTAAAAAGGTAAAAGCCGATGTGGCTCCTACCTTTTAGAAGTTTTGAATTTGTCACTGTTCGCTTCTTATCATATCTATGTATTCTTCGTAGCTCATCCTGATACCGTCCTTTGTGATGACATAACCTGTCCCAACCTTAACAGTATTCTTAGTTTGCATAATAATACCTCCATATGATTTATTTAATTAACATTCAATTCACACACTCCCATAACATAGAAAGTATTTTACGCGAACACAATAAAGAAAAGAGCCTCTGTTGAGACTCTCCCTTTGAGAGGTGTTTATTTAAATGATTAGATCATGAATGCAATTACACCTGCGAAGCACATCGCTCCGACAATAGTCCAAAACAACATAATTTAATCCCCTTTCTTTAATATCATTCTCTCATAAAGGGGGGTGTTTTTTACGCGTCTTTCTTGGCCAAAAACAAATAATACTCAAGATCGGTGGTAGCATCCATTAGCTGCTGAGCGGTTCGCTTAGTATCATTAATCGCCTCTTCTAAACTAATCACGTCGAAAGTATTTACATCATTATATATTTGTTCTGTGTCGTCTTTTAATAGGTTGACAAGACCTCTTGCTAATCTAGCTTTTCCTCGCATAACCATTTTGAGCTCTTTATAATCCATTTTGACTCCTCCTAGCCTCTTACTTTACTTAATAACCAAAAGAATTTTCTATACCGGTCATAGTACATATCCTTACCGCATGGTATATCGAATCTGGTCTTCAAATGTGTATATGAAAGGTTCTCTGTTACTGCTTTTAATATGTATTGCCATAAATAATCATCGGCTTCTCTAGCGATCCGTTCGATCATCTCTATACGCTCGGTTAGTTGAGCTTTAGCCATTGCTCGTTTAGCAGTAGGATCTCCTGGTAGGTTAGTCGCAGACGATCTCTCAATAGCTGATACGGATATGCCTATATTATTAAGGTCTACATATGCCTTTTTCCACGAAGGATATTGTAAACAAAAATGTTTTAGTTCATAGTGGCGATGCTTGTCGATATGGTATTTGTTTCTTATAGATAGTTCTGGACGTATTTTAGTAGCCATGTGGATTCCATCTTTCTATATATTCTTCATACACTGTCATGTATTGTTTAACCTGTTCAATTCTTTGTTTTAATGACTTTATTTCTTTTTCTTGCATCAAAATCAGTTCTACGAGTTCTTTGATTATTTCGTCGTCGGTCATTACCCATCAGTCCTCTCTTTGCTAGCTCTTTTACAAAGCGTTCTGTCGACTTACGGATGTTTTGTAACTGTTCCTCAGTCGGTTCTGTTATGTATACTATCGCGTTCTCATAAACGTATTTACGCATTCGTTCGGCCCCTTTTATTATGCTAAAAACGTTATTTAAAACGCTAAAAGCGTTAATCTAGATTAAATAATACTATCCTAGAATAATATTGTCAACGCTTAAAGGGTTATTTTTTGCATTATTAGCGTTTTTAGTGTAAAGTACATATACGAAAAGGAGGTGCTATCATAGCAATGGCAAACAAAGACGTTTTATCAAAGAACCTTAAAAAATACATTTCTAAAAGCGGAAAAGACCGATCTACTATAGCAGAAGAATTAGAACTCTCTTATTCGACTCTAACAGACTGGGTTAATGGTAAGAAATATCCACGCATCAACAATATCGAAAGATTGGCAACATACTTTAACGTATCAAAAGCGGATCTGATTGAGGATTTCGAGGGTATAAAAAAAGACAATGAGGTTTTAGCAACAATCATTGTCAAGCTACGCATGAATAAAGAATTATTAAACGTCGTAGAAAAATTGTTATCTTTAGATAAAGCGAAATTAGAAAGTTTAAACAGGCTCCTGGATACTTTTATCTAACAGTTGAGCTATGAGATCTAGGAGCGGTAAATCATTACAGTTATGTAGTTTTTCAATAATTTGTGATATGTACTCTTCCTTCATTTCGCATTCTCTCCTTATCGTCCGGGGCAGAACGAATGTTCTCAAGTATTATAATAAAATAAATTGTCTGACACAACGAGAAATATCTACCAAGAGGGGATAAATATGTATAAAGAATATCCGGTTTTTTACAACTACGAAACGTTAGAATATGATAGGAAATCACGATTCGACGATCCGTATCTATCAGTCGAAGAAGTTCTAGAAAAGCATGAACGTATGATAAACGATTACGCTGAACGCTATTTGAGCGGACCTATACCACCCGAGAATAAATTTAAGGAAATCGGAAGTGGGGAGTCCATAGACGATCGTCCGGAAATGCTACGGTTACTTAAAGCTATAGAGAGCCCAAAAATAAAGGCTATTATAGTAGTTGACGTACAACGTTTGAGTCGTGGTGACTTAGAGGACGCTGGGCGACTAATAAAGTTGTTGCGTTATACAAACACATTTGTGATCACACCTGGTAAAGTATATGATCTCCGTGACGAATACGATAGAGACGCTTTTGAACGAGAGCTGAAACGAGGAAACGAATACTTAAACTACTTCAAGAAGATATCATTACGTGGAAAACTCGACAGCGTTAGAGAAGGAAACTATATCGGATCTGTGCCGCCGTATGGTTTTAACAGAATAATTAAAGAAAACGGTAAGAAAATATGTCATACGCTTGAAGAACGAAAAGACCAAGCGGATATCGTTAGACTAATATTTGAATGGTATTGTAATGGGGATGTTGGTGTGACTGCTATATGCCGAAGGTTAGAAGCCATGGGGGTCAAGACTCCTGGGGGTGGAACTATATGGAGAACCCCTATGATTTTCTCGATGCTAGAGAACGTCCACTATATCGGCTGCGTACGATGGAACTGGAGGCGAACTATAAAAATAATTGAGGATCAGGAGATTAAGAAGCTCAGACCAAAAGCAAAAGTTGGAGAATATCTAGTCTTTAACGGTAAACACGACGGTATCATATCGGAAGAATTGTTTAATAGAGCTAAAGAAATACGAGGTCAACGACATCGAGCAAGAACGGATACCACACTTAAAAACCCATTAAGTGGGGTACTGATATGTAAACGATGCGGGTCAAAAATGGGATACAACACGTATAGAAATAAAGGAGTCGAATACGCCAGACCTCGACTAATGTGTAATAACCAGGTTCACTGCAAAACCGGCTCAGCAATTTACGACGAAGTGCTGGAACGTATATGCGACTCCCTACAAGATATTATAGAAGACTTTGAGGTCCGTGTCGAGACCCAGCAAGACGACTCTATTAAACTGCATAAGAGTTTGGTAGAGCAACTCGAGAAAAAGCTAGCAGATTTAGAAGTAAAAGAGAAGCTACAGTGGGAGGCAAAACACCATCCAGACCCAGACGAGAGGATGCCTTCTCATATCTTTAAAGAACTGAACAGTAAGTTGTTAAAAGAGAAAGAAGAAATAAATGCTGCTTTATGCGAGGCTAAGGACGCCATACCAGATCCAATTGATTATGGGGAATTGGCTGTGAAGTTTACCGATACGCTAGACATGTTAAAAGATCCAGAGATTCCAGCCACTATAAAAAATATGCATTTGAAAGACATAATCGAGAAAATCGAGTATGATAGACCTCCTAATATTAAGATTACAAACGAGAATAAAAAAGAACTTGGATATGAGAAATTACCAAAAGGAAAGATGCATCATACTGAACCATTTGAAATTTCTATAACTATTAGATGACAAGAAAGCCCTAGAAATGGGGCTTTTTCTTTTTAGGGTACATGTAAGCCCTCATTCATGGGCACATACATGCTGCCTAAAGTGTAATATAGCCATTTTGAAGCAAAAAAAGGAATAGCCTTAGCTACTCCATATATACCGTAACTGTTGTTTCTGCAATATGATCAATTTCTTTCACTTCATCTTTCATATACTGATTAACAATTCCGTATAAATTCATAACTAATACTAATCCCATCATAGTAACTAATAGAAACTTTTTCATGGTAAATCCCTCCAAAGTTTGTAATAGTTCTCATAATAGGGCGTGTTACGATCGCGATTTATTAAAAAGAGCCTGTTGTTTTAACAGACTCTCTCGAAATTCTTAATCTAATTGTTAATCTTTTTAATGGTATCAACTTTGTAACTTCCAAGCATGTTTGAATTCACTACCTCAATAATTGATTTGTAGTAATCCGCATCTCGATCTTTCTGTACAGCTTCGACCGCTTCCTGCTTATAAGAGCTTAGCATGCTGCTATTCATGATAGCTTTAATAGCTCCGCTATAATCAGCTTTTGCTGTTAAACGCTTCACTGCATCAATACTATTCTCTACATGAGGAGCAATCAACGCTAGACATGATAAACCGCAAACGATTACTTTACCAGTTCCAACGATAATTTTACCAACTTGCTCTTTATTAATTTTGATACTCATTTAAATTACCCCCTTAGATTTTCATTCCATAAAAGGCATTGTATGAATCGCGGTTCGATATTATTGGAGTATAATAAAAAGAAGAGCCCTTGTATAAAGGACTCGACCTATTGCTCGAAGAATAGGACTACGTCTACAGGATCTTTAAATTCCTGTTTCTCAATAAATCCTTTAAATACTTCATAAGCATCAGGTTCATTTTCCTCAATATACAAGATCTCATCTAGTAAACGTCCGTAAAAACCTTGTGAATCCGCCAACATTTCAATTACGTCAACTACTTCTTCAATGTCATAGCCTTTCTTAACTTCCATGTTAAACGCCTCCTTTTGGTTTTCCTTCCATAAAAGGCCTTGTATAGTTCGCGTAAAAAAGAAAAGTAATAGCGTAGGATTCGAACCTACGACGTTGAGGTTTCCCTCTTATTCTTCCATTAGAACTAACCGTCTCTACTATTCCGAAGCTTACTCCGATACTAAGTACGGGAGCAGTTCTCCTTTCCATAATAGGGCATGTATGTGTCGCGCCTCGATTCAGTCCCCTTCGGAACTTCATGGCGAAAAAGAAAAGAGATTGTAGGTCGCGGCCCAACGGTGCCGAACTCGACCGATCCGAATAAACTCGAATTCCGTATAATACATTCTCTTTCCATAATAGAATCTGTTTAGGTCGCGAAAAGCGAAGAGGGGTTGTAGCTTTCGCTAGCCCCTCCTTTGTCGCTTATTCAGCATCTTTTGATGTACCGTTGAGTTTACCATCATCCAACAAGTCTTTCACCAGATCGAACCATGCTTGTACAACCTTACGCAGAAGACTCTCCGTAATAAACAGATTGAACGGCACGGGGATAGCAGACTTTGCAATATTGATTACATACTCGAACTTCGCAGTATTATCACCATATTGGAACTCATGTTCCGCATCCACAAATGCCTTATAGACCCGTTCACGAATCGATTCCAGGCCAACATGGCGTACGTACTTGACGATCAGGAACACCGCAATTGCAAGACCAATAACCGCGAGTACAATCGTAGTTGCGTTAGATACAATAAAATCTACCATTTTGAATTCTCTCCTTTACAAAAAGCTATTCTCTTCAAGACACTTTTGATAAGTATGCTTGATCTGTTGTATAGTGGCATGTGCCACTCCATTCAGATAATTCGGATGAGTTTCACAGTATGTTTCATACTTAGAAATATCTCGCATTACCTGATCAAAGTGCTCTTTACTATGAGCAACTCCGTGAAGAAGTTCGTCACCAAATCTGAGAATATGAGTACGACTTAGGGACGCCCATTGTTCGTCATCGTCTTCTTTATTATGTTTGACGTCTTGACTAAGTGCATCGACTTTCTCCAGAACCTCTCCGTTGATAGCGCGCCCAATACACCTGCCGATCCAGCTCCACGGATTAATCTTAATAGGGGCAATTTGCACGATAGTCATCAACACGAGCAACGTCCCGCCGCCATATAAGGCTATTTCTTTTAGTGTTTCTAGCGTCATGATTATCTCCGCCTTATTGTAGTATTGTTTATACACCGATGACATAACGCAAAACATAACGAGCGTTATCATAAGTAAGACCGCCTACAGTTACAGACGTATTGTTTTTGCTATAACCTATGATTTTGTCATCGTGTAGATATAGATACTTCACACCATTACCAAACATGCCACACAGATTAAAATTTCGTCCGCATCCGGCATGCGCTTTTATTGTGTATTTTGGTATGAAGAACTCGAATAATTCTTGATTTTTACCCACCTTGTTTTCACTATCATAAAGTGAGAACATAAGTACGATGCCGGATCGTTGTTTACTTACCGGTTCGCTAAGATTCGCAGTTTGTGTGTCGGACATGTAATAGGCACCTTCCCACAACAACTGTCCATCGAAATCGGAAACACACACCCATTCACCCCAGGAAGAACTGTAATATATTCTTTCCCAAACTCTTGACATTGTCTTATGGCAATACGTCAATCGCTGTTTAACCTGACCGTCTTCACCCATTCCAACAACTTCAAGCGTGAATGTTCCCGATGTCAACGGACAGTTTGTGTAATGGTAATTACTGACATTAGCACCAATATATGTGTTAGGCGTACGTACATCATTCAAATCGGTTTCGGGCTCCAGAACAGGGTGGAGAATACCGCCAAAGAAACGAGTCTGCAAACCTATATCAAATACCCCGGGTAATTCAGATACTTTGCCAATAGCCATACTATCGCCGCCGATACCCCAATGCATTAGAGTAAAACCGGTGGATGCGGTTGTTGTTCGTGCAGAAGTATTATGACTATCCGCAACACTGAACTCGACATTATAGGAGCTCGCTGTATCTGCGGGAAAAATATAAGTACCATCAATAACCGAATAGCTATCTTCATATTCATAGAGATAGACATCGGTAAATATATCCTCTGTACACGGTTTGTAACGTAGCACGTACGAGGCCGTATTTTTGTTATCCAAACTCGTAACATTTGCCGAGAACGTAACTTTTACGTATGCACCTTGACCATCGGAAGTTCCATCCTCAGTGCACCTCTGAACTGTAAGCTTACTAACGACTGGGACAGAATAATTCAACACGGGTATCGTTTTTGATGCTGAACCACTTCGTCCACGCTTATCAGTTACCGTAGACGATATATTTAATGACCCAGACGAGGTAAGTACTCCAGTGGTAAATGACGCGGATACGTACGTAGATCCATTAGCAATAGTTTTATATGCTTTAATTGCAGAGCCGTAAGAAGTAGTAGGGGTGACGACTACTTTGAATTTAGACAGGCCTTTAATAAAACTCCCGTATGTATCTGAGATACCAGTGGGATCAGTCACGGTAATTGTGCAGGACGGCGATACACTTGTCGGAATTGAGCAGGTGATAGTTTTTGTATTAGAACCAATATCGCTACTGCCGCTATAAGTTGTTATCGTGAATTTTATGGAGACCGACACACCGGTGGTGTTTTGATTGGCCAACGATAGTGGAGGTGTCCACGATATATTTTCGCTGCTAGATTTGGTGCAAATAGTTCCCGATGCGCTGCCACATGAGTATGTTATAGTGTGCGTGAAACTGCTGTCTTGCTTAGACACACTCAGTTTTAGAACAGTGCCTAAAGTGCCGTTTGGCGCAGAGAGCGTACTTTTTCTAGGGATAGTGCTTAATACTTTTGACGTTGAAGCCGTTACAGTACCACTACTAACGCCTGTTGTATATGATGCTGAAACAGCTAACGTCTTCGTACCATTTGCGGAATGGTCCACCGTCACTGTCTTGGTACAAATGGTTTGACTACCGGTTGTTGTTTTTCCAGTGTTAAAGGTTGAGGCGAAATTGTAAGTGGTACCATCAATCTTAACCCAACCCTTTGCCTGAGGAATCCCCTCGGCATTCACCAAAGCATTGTGGGAACCGCCTGTCCAGGAAGCTTTAACCGTGACTGTAACGTTCGAAGTGTTATTCGCAACGCTTTGGCTATTCTGCTTTATCGCTATACTTATGCTTACAGCCATTCAAGTCACGTCCTTTCTTACGCGGTACGCTGCCACATATATACTGCCAAATAAGGAGGCATATTGTTGTGGGGTAGATTGTTACCCACGTGTCCGGTTGCTGCGGTTGCCGTGATATTGTTGGTATATTGCATAACCGTTTCTGCGTTATTTAATAGGGCACTATTGCCTGTCGGGTGTGCACCATTTGTTATCAAAACTTCGTGAGTATGGCGCGGCATTTCTTCCAGAGTTAGTCTGTGTTCTGCTTCGCCGCCTGTTGTACCAGCAGAATATGTACTTCCTGCTGCTAACAAGAACGTGTCTTGAATTTGCTCCCATTCGCCGCCGAATAACAACTCGGGGCTTGTGTCGTTCACAGACATATAAATAGAGCCCACCGGATATATAGTGGACCAAAGATCTGTTATACGTTCGTGTGCCTCTTTATCTCTAACCGGCCAAGTTTCACCGGAGCCAACTTTAATATTTTCAACATAATTAGCCATATGTTATCCTCCCAGGATTAATGTTGTTCCGTCCAGTTCGCCGGAAATATCACTGATAAGAAGAGTAGTATCTTCAAGCGTGGGATATGCACCGTAAATCACCATAATTCCACCAGTCAAACGAATATAGAATCCGGTGTTATGTTCTACCTTCAAGAAGGATAGGGAACCGTCAGAACGAGGAATAAATGCAAAGTTACCAAACTGCGCTCTGTCATTTACCTCAACAAGAATATTACCAGTATGGAAATTGATACCGTCCCACCAACCGAACAAGACACCGTTCTTTTCAAACATAACCAAATCATTATCGATTCGGATTGACATTTGGTTTTCACCAGATGAAATGACTAGTCCGTCCTGAGTAAACGAGAAATGCTTATTGACATTGTTGACGGCGGTCTTTAAGGCAAGTGTTGCTTCCTCGATTTGAGCCGCTAAGCTTGCTGCAGCTATTTCGAGCTTGTAGGTATCATCAATATCCTTGTAATATTTAATGTGATTATCCCCATCACCAACGGAGAACTGACCCTCTTTATCGAGGTATATACCCGGAGCTACACTATCGACGGACTCTTTAACGTCGGCGTGAATATCTTTGTCGGTGATGACAAAACCGCCTATAGTGGCGTCGAATGCGACAAGATCGTCCACGCTAATCTTCGTAGCCGTAATAGACTTCGCCGTTATAACACTGCCATTCAAACTATTGTAATCAGTCTGTTCCGATTCAACAGTAGCGCCGTCTGTGTTCAACTTGTAGTAAAGACCATCTTCACCTTTAACAACCAGCTTGTCAGCTACGATCGTATTACCCTCGATCAGATCACCTTTGATAGTGACACCCACTAATTCGCCTGTGATTTTACCATCACTAACGACAAGTTCTTCGATAATACCAGAATCGGAGAATAACTTTTCTATAGCAGCTACGCCGATATTAGAGAAGTCGATGTTTGCGTATATTAACTTAGCATCTTCTGCAGACAACTTTTCTGTCTGTAACTTGGTGATATTGCCCTCAGAAGCTTCCAACCTACCTATAGTTGCGTATTTTAAATCAGCTTCAACTGCTGATAGTTTTTCTGTTTGAAGCTTGGTGATATTGGCTTCGGATGTTTCCAACCGGACTATCGTTGCATATTTTATGTTGGCTTCATCTACAGAAAGTTTCTCAGTATGCAACGTTTTAATATCGGCTTTAACAGCCTCTAAAGATTCCGCTGATACATATGTAAAATCGGCAGTATATGCTTTCAAACTACCAATCTCAGCCTCTAAAGCAGTAATATCATCAGCGGATAATATACCAGTATCGATTGCTTCTGCTGTCAGGTTGTCGATCTTAGCGTTAAGGACTTCCATATCAGTAGCTGAAATATGTTCTAGATTAGCAAATTCAACTTTGATAGATTCAAACTCTGCAGTGATCGATGACAGTTCTTCAAATTTTCCGGTTATACTAACCAAATTATCGATATAACCATTAACCGCAGTGATGTTATCTGTGGTTATTTTATAAGCCATAACGATATCAAGTTCGGTTATCTGCTTACCAACTTCTTTGACATCGTCTGTTCTAGCTGAAGGAGATGATATGTTGCCAGTAACGGTAGCGGTATGATTCTTAATCAGAACCGTTACTCGCTCCCCGTCTTTAGCATCGGTAGTCGTAGAAATCGGAGTTAGTAGATCCGACCCATCGAGCTGTACGTAGGTTTTACCGCTGACGACGATAGTACCGTATGCAGTCGACTCACTCGACTTTGTCTCAGTGTCTTTCGTACTCTTAACGAATTGCGATATCAGTTCACTAGACAATTCCACAACATATCACCTCCATAATTTAGTAGTAAATACAGCTTTTTCAGTCACTGGACAACCCGGTTCGCATTTAATAGATTGACTTATTACCTTAGCTTTAACATTTGTTATTCCAGCTCGACTATAGTTAAGTCGAACACAATCGCCAAGCCTGACAGGACAGTATCCGTGAGTATATGATACGCTATATTCTAACGTAGATAAATCGCGTAAGAGTTGTTCCGCATACACATTTATCTGATGTTCTGTCGGATTACCAAGAGAGGGGTTGACCTCTCTATGGATGATTTCTCTTCCACGATTAACAGTCGAGATAGGACTATTGGGGTCGTCGTTAACTACTTTAGCGTAATAATAATCGCCACCGGCAGAATATACGACTTCCACTACATTAGGCACACCATACATATCATGATTCATACTGATGTCAGCATATAGAATCGAACTATTATCATCGGTGTATGTCCAAACAGGCTGTAAAGAAGCCGTATCCTGTTTCGGAGCGAAGAGAATACGGCCCAACTCATCAAGAGCGAATGTATACTTTGCATTAGCTATCAAATCGGTAAGAAATGTAAGCCAAGTATCATCGGTATTCGCTACAAAATCAGAATATAACGTCTCGGAGCAGCTGGCCTCAACCACGGGGGCTCTAGCATGCTCGCGAACTAACTGATATGCAGCGGTCATAATGTTATCGCCTTCGAGTTTAGAATATCCAATCGGAGGTGGATTTTCTTTTAACTCAAGCAACGGAGTGTAAGCATCCATAGAGACATCTCTGATCTTACCATCAAAGCTTGACGATGGTGTCTGAACAAGAAACGTACCCAGTGGATGCTTCTCTTTTACTCCATTTTGAATTACGATCAGGTAGACTCTTATATAACATTCACCCAAAGATTCCGTAACATCTATAGTTGCGGAACCGAGCGTGGCGACGTCCGAATCTCTGGAAATTGTGCAAGATTTCACATTATCGAGTTTTTTAATATCTTTCCATGTTCCAGGATCGACCGTATAATACTCGAAATCTTGTTGCATCGATCCGAGCCAATCAGCCATGTTATATACCTCCTTCTACTCGTGTAATATTAAGTGTTACAGGAATTGTTACATCGCAATGCTTCTGATTGAACGATACCGATATGTTTGCCCAGTATCCGCTGCCGGAAGGTTCACGAACGTAAACGTCACCCATCCAAATAGCAAGACGACGAAGCGCATACAGAGTTTCTTTATCACTCTTGTCAATTTCGACATTCCATGTAGCACTCTCTCCTAGATGTGTACCATAATAACTAACCGGACGAGATCTACCGATATATTCAATCAGTGATACGTCCGCACTATGGCTCTCAGACACATCGATATTGTACGGTAGTTTGAGTAAAGATCCAGACCAAGGTGGCTGAGATTGTGCATCTTCACCAGCTGCCTCGAAACTGCTCCACTCTTCATTCCACTGAATAATTACAGCTTTACCTCCAACAGGATAACCAGGCATGTCATAATGACCAACCGCACCAGTTTCAGTAGAAGTCGCAACTATTCTATAACGAGCGTAATCTAATGCAGGGTGGGGATCAGTAACAACCGTATTTTTAGCATTGTCAAGTCCCGTCGCAATTTCCGTGAATGTACCATCAAACTCTCTGCGATAAACAGATAACGTGATGTTCTCTACGACTTCGCTTTCCTCGACTTGACAATAATATACATCATTACCGTCCCCATCTACTCCGAGATACACGCGTTCTCCAGTAGTCGTATATGCAGAACGATAAGGTTCGCCCCAAACATATTCTAGTAGTTCATCAGTGACAGTATAGTTACCACCGCTATAAGAAACCTTATGATACACTATAGTATGGTTTTCGCAATACGGTTGAATATGTGCGGTATACGTATCCGTATCTATACCGATAGAAGCGCTAGGAATAAAGGTCGATTCAGACCAAATTACTCTGAACACCAAAGAAGATTCTGCATTCAAACCAGAATCCATAGTTACAGTACAGG